AAACTATCAATTGTAAACATTGCTGTTCCACTCAAAGTATTTCTTTGAACACAGAATAATGATGTTCCAATTACTTCTGGTCCTGTTCCTACATTTTGTATTTGTGATACACCATAACAATCTAAGTAAGTTACATTACCTGCTTCTGTTACTTCAATATTTACATATTCAACACACTCCGCCGGTGCTTGTGTAGTTGATGTTGTAGAAGTAGTTGAAGTAGTTGAGGTAGTACTTGTTGTACTCGTAGTTGTAGATGTACTTGTAGTTGATGTTGTAGACGTTGTAGAGGTTGTACTTGTTGTAGAGGTTGTAGTTGTTGGAGGAACACAAGAAGGACCATAACTTGTAATTACAAAGTCTGCTGTTCCACTTATTGTAGCAGTATCTATACAACCATCAGTTGAGTAATCTAAAGTTTGAACCCCAGTTCCTACACTCGCACTTCTATCTATTCCGTAACAATCCTTAAAGTCAATTGTACCAGCAGTAGTTACATTTACTGTAATTGTTTGAACACATGGTGCAAATGTTGTAGATGTTGTACTTGTAGTTGATGTACTTGTAGTTGATGTACTTGTAGATGTAGTACTTGTCGTACTTGTAGTAGATGTAGTACTTGTTGTAGAAGTAGTTGTTGTTGGTGGTACACACGAAGGTCCATATTCTGTTATTACAAAATCAGCTGTTCCACTAATAGTAGCTGTATCTATACATCCGTCTGTTGAGTAATCCAAAGTTTGAACACCTGTTCCTACACTCGCACTTCTATCTCTGCCATAACAATCTTTAAAATTAATTGCTCCAGCAGTTGTAACATTTACAGTTATAGTTTGAACACAAGGAGCAAATGTAGTTGATGTAGTAGAAGTTGTAGATGTACTTGTACTTGTTGATGTAGTTGATGTAGTTGAAGTAGTTGTAGTAGGCGGTAAACAAGATGGACCATATTCGGTTATAATGAAATCTGCCGTTCCACTAATTGTAGCAGTATCTATACAACCATCAGTAGAGTAATCTAAAGTTTGAACACCTGTTCCTACTGAAGTACTTCTGCTTCTACCATAACAATCTAAGAAATCAATAGTTCCACCAGTCGTTACATTTACAGTTATAGTTTGTACACAAGGTGCAAAGGTTGTAGATGTAGTTGATGTAGTACTTGTAGTACTTGTCGTTGATGTTGTAGATGTTGTACTTGTCGTTGACGTGGTTGATGTAGTACTTGTAGTACTTGTCGTTGTTGTAGTTGCTTGACAAGTTGCACAATCATTAAAAATATTATAAATAATACTTCCTGTCAAATCAGGTGTATCCATAGATGCTGAAATTGTATAACATCCTTCTAATAAACTAGGAGTACCCCATTGTATAACTTGTTCGTTACTTAAAGATGAAGTAGTATTGAATGTAACACCAGTAAATGTTGCTGAATCATCACACTTAGTTACTGTCCATGTTTGGTCTGTTACACTAAAATTAAATCTACACGGTTGTGCATATTGAGATATTGTATCAGGAATAATTGGACCTAATAATTGAATTGTACACTCACCTGTTTTTAACGAATAATTATTAATTGCTCTTAGATGATAATAGTTTCCTCTAAAGTTTACTACATCATTTAATTCCATTGTAAAATAATCTGCTAACGGAATTATTGCACTACAATTTAATAATCTTGTCTTTGGGTTATAAAGTAAATTTATATATGTTTCCCAATATTGTGTGTATAAATTTTGGTTAGGTATTGTACCATATGATGCATTTTCATTATTAAATAGTAATGATAGAGAACCCGTTGTAGGAAAACTGCCACTTACTACATTGTAATTATCAAAATATGGAAATGCATTCTGTTGAAATGTTACACCACCAAAAGTTGCTGAGCCACTTTCAATCCAATAATTTTCACAATCTATTAATCCGTTATAGAAAAATAAACGTGGTAATACCCTTGCTGGTGAAAATTGTTCACTATTAATGTAAGTAGGTATGTTTATTGGTATAATTTGGCTCATAATATTTTATTTAACTACATGCTGTTCCTTGTGTTACTGGTCCACTATGAGAACCTTCTCTACCACAACCTAAATTTAATACTGCAAATGCAGAAATAAATTGTGTTTGTTGAGTTCCACCACAATCTAACCATGTCATAGTTTGATTTGCAGGTATTTGTATATTTGTATAATTGTAACAACTAAATGATGGTGTTATACCACCTACACTACCTGATAAACCTGTTCCTGCTATTCTAAGTAATGGTCCACTTGCAAATGTAGTTTTAACTTCAAATGTTCCTTGTGAATATAAATTAGTAGTATCTGTATAGTATTGTTTACCATACTCTCTATTTGCACCTTTTGCGAATTGTTGAGATATAAAATCTGTATCTAATGTATCACCAAAGTTTAATTGATTAACTGCTAAATTATTTGCAGGAATTACTTCTATCTTTTCATCTAAATTAATATATTGATTAAAATCTTTTACTTCACCTCTAGCATACCAATCATTAAATGTTTCAACTAAAAATTGATTTGGTTTAGTTTTATCAGGATAAATTACTAAATTAAATTTCTTTTGTATACCTTTAATAAAATCAATTAGTTTAATACCAGTAGTACCAAAAGGCATATTAGAAGGTATATCCATTACTCTACCATCAGCTGCCTGTTTAACTTCCCTAATTTCTAAAAATGATTTAGTTGTTCCTAATGGGTCTAATGTAACAGTAGGTTGACCAGTTGGTGGTGCAAAATTAGGAGATTGTCTTATCTGAAAATAATAATTTCCTGGAGGTATAGCATCTAACTTAAATTCACTTGCTAATTCATATGTTGTATCAATACTACCATTTCTACTTAGTTGTAATTGGTTAAAGAAATTAATATAAGATAATATTGCTTTTGTAGAATAAGGAGTTGAACTACCTGTTTCTAACATACGGATTTGCCATGTTCCATTTGCTGAAAATGTACCTGGCATATTGTTTACAGAAGAACTTACATTAATATTAATGTTTATTGCTCCTTTTAAGTTGGTGGTCTGTTCAACTTTATATGCACCATTATTATAAAAGTTTTGTGGGTCAGATAATTTATTATACCAAGGTAAAGTTGTCCAACTACCTGATGCTAGAGTTATATCTGTCATTCCACTTCCACTAATTGCACCTACTTTTATCTTACCATAAGTTTCTAAATCAACACCACTATATTCAGGATACTTTAATGAATTATTACAAATCATATATACATCATCTAAGAATGGTTGATTCATAAATGAAGATGAATATGTGTAACCTGTTTGTTCAAATATTGCATCCCATACTGCTTTTACTCTTATTGCAGGTTTGAAGTTTTGAACACATAATGCACCATCCTGGTCATCTAAACCAAATAAATTTAATGCACCTTGTGTAAATTCATATCCACTACCATAATCTGCTAATGGATATACAATATCTCCACCAAATAAATTACCACCCCAACTTGCCGAAATAGCATCGTATGATGAAGTATGATTATATTGAGATAGGGTTGATAAATCTGTTAGGTATAATCTATTAATTTCTCTACCAAATGCTGATAAAGTTCCGTAAATAGTTACCTCATATGAATCAATAAATTTATTTGCAATTACATTTACTTTGTTCAATTGTAAATATCCTTGTGAAAGATATATAGAATCAAAATCAAAGTATGCTGGAACCTTTATATTCGTTGCAAATAAGAAAGGTGAGTCAATACTAATATCGTAAACATGTTCAAAAAATGCGTTGTTTACTTTCGTTCCAGGTAGGGTTATCTGACGAGTGAAATCTGAGGGTAATACACCAATATCAAAAAGACCAGTTACATTGTTTGATAATGTAATATCTTCATCTTCAAAAGTGTCTAATTGTTGTCCGTTTGCTACTAATCTAAAAGTAAACGCCTGTGTACTGATTACTCCCATTACATTATAAGTTTATAAGATTGACCTAAGTTAAATTCAAATTGGTATTGAATTACTTTATCTACAACACCTGTCTTAAATTGTAAGTTAGATGTTACTATACTTATAGGTCTTACTGCTTCTGTTGTTTCATTATATACCCAATATATCTCATCACTAACGATAAGTTGTTTTAAGATATCATTATAATCTTCATTTAACCAATTTGTATTTACTTGCAAACTTTGCTTAGTATCTACAATATAATCTAACATTGCACTATCATATGATTGATAACTGAATGTAGAACCTTCCCAACTACCTAATTGTGGTTGATAAGTTCTCTTAGTTGTTGATATACTTTGTTTATTAACCATATTGAAATTTAGATAATCAAACTGCCCAAAACGGTTTTTCCATTTGATTCTTACATTAGGATATTTCTGTTCACATACTATATCGTATCTTATTTTACTACCTAATGCAGTACTTCCATTAAATGGTTGTATTGTATAATCAGTTAATCCAATTGTTGAAATAGGAAATCCACTTTGTAATGGCCCTATTGGATAATCATCTATTTGACCTGATGAGGATACAGATGATGATAAGAAATATATACCATTACCTGTACTACCGCTATATATAATTCTATCTGCTACTGTTCCACCCAATGTTCCTACTGCCGCTCCACTACTTCCTCTGTTAGTTAAAAATGCACTTTGAGATACTGGTCCATCAGTTAATAATGGATAGTATTGTGATAATGTATTTAGTTGTTGTCCTATTGTTTCAGGAAATATTCCATAACCATCTAATGCCTTATACACCTCACTTTTTACATGAGAACCAGTTATATATGTTGTTCCGTTAAAGAATTGTGTATAAAAATCACATGCAAAGTAAACTACATTTGAAGGATTTTGAATAAGTAAATCTGTAAGAGTAGAGTTTATAATTCTATTCAAATCAAAGATACCAACATTTGAAGTATTTGGAAACTTTGTAATTGTATAATCTGCAGAGCCTGATTGAAAAGGACTTCCTTGCCAATAATATAATTCACCAACATACTGAAATGAGGATGAAGTTAATAATGCAAGATTACTTTCTGCTACCGTAAAAATGATAGGAGATTGTGCTAAAGATGCTGTTGCCGGAGTTTGAGTTATAGATAAAGCCATTCGGATTAAATCTTTTCTTATTTAACCTAGCTTTCTAAAAAAAGTAGTGGGTTATGGTTTGTCTAACTCTATTTCTATTTGTTCTACAAAGTAATCACCTAATTCTGCTAAGTATGCATCAAACTTTCTACTTAATTCATCATCACTCATTGCATCTATTGCGTAGTTCCAATTACCTCTACTTACTGCAGTTTTTTTAAGTGATTTTCTACGTTTAGATGATGGTGCAGGTGGATCATTAAACCATTGTCCATATTCTGCTCCTGTTGGTGCATAATCTAAAGAAATGGTAACACTTAAATCTTTACCCTGCTTTATCATTTTAGATTTTACAGGTGTATTTGCAGATTTAATTTTACTTCTAAGATTACCTGTATCTTTAGGAGCTTTTGATATAGCTAAATCTCTTATACCAACTGCAATACTTTCTAAGGTTCGTATGTTCTTTATAGATGCCATTGAGTTATTTTAACATTGTTCTGATGAGAATGCTGTTACTTGTCCAGTTGATGAATTTATATCCCAACTTGCGCCATTCATAAATACATTTGTATAACCTGTTAATGCATTAGGGAATGTATCAACATATACAAAACATCCAACTCCGAATGTCCCACTATTACAATTTGAATATAATGTTCTGTTGTTTAAACTTGCATCATTACAAGCTCCCGCAGTAGTACTACCATATCCACAACCACTAAATGATGTTACTGCTGTTGTAGTAGTTGTAGTAGTAGGAGCTATTGTAGTAGTAGTAGTTGTAGTACAAACCGGACAAGTTCCTGAATATGTATACGTCAATCCATTAAGAAGAGCTCCTGCTGCAATACATTGTTGAAATACAATTCCAGCACTAGTATACAATGCTGCATCTACATAGTTAATACTTCCAGATACATCAACATATGAATAATATCCAAAATAAGCTTCTCCACCAGGATAAGAACCAGTAACAGGAGTTAAACTACATGTATCATATAATATTGGTGTACATGTACTACCAGAAGGTATTACTGTTGCCACTCCATCATAGGTAAACCCAGTAAGACTTCCACCACCTCCACCTGGTACCCAATAAGGATTCGTTCCAACAAATTTACGAAGTACTTGAGAACTAACTGATACTTCTCTAAGAACACCTGTAATACAATCATTATAAAACATACTTCCTCTATATCCACTTCCATCACTAATCCTAAATCTATATTGTGAACACTCTAAACATGTTGTTGTAGTTGTTGTTGGTCCTGATGTGGTTGTAGTTGTAGGTGCTGCGGTAGTTGTTGTGGGAATTATACCTGGACAAACTCTATTTGATAATACCCCATAGTTCGTAGTAATTTCCGCACCACTTAATTCTCTATTATATACTACTAAATCTTGTATTGTTCCTTTGAAGTAAGTTGCATCTGTATTTGCATTAAATCCAAATTTCAATGGTGATGAAGATACATTAAATGCATTGATGCTTCCACCACTCATTGTTCCTAATAACGTTGTATCTTTGTATACTGTTATGCTATTAGCTGAATTATTTCCTAATAATGTCCATAATGCTTTAACTGCTGATGTATTTGTTACAGATATCCTTTTATCTGCACCCGAGTTATCTCTGAATATTAATCTACTCGCACCTGGTTCCCATATAGTATCCCAACCATCACCAAAAAAATCTTTACAGAATAAATCTCTATTTACTCCATCATTATACATTGTGCCATACCATTGTAATGTATAATTATTAATAGGTGTTGCGGTTAATGGTTCTTGATATGTAATAAAATTATCTGTTCCGTTAAATTCTACCCCCAAAGAACCCGAAGTACCCATTGCGCTTCCACTTACTAACGCATCATTTGAATTACCACTCTTATCATACCAAATAGAACCAGACAAAGAGTCACAACTTTGCCATGCAACTAATCCACTTTGTACAATCGGAGCTGCAGTTGTAGTTGATGTAGTACTTGTAGTTGAAGTAGTTGATGTAGTACTTGTAGTTGAAGTAGTTGATGTAGTACTTGTTGTACTAGTTGTTGATGTTGTACTAGTCGTTGTTGTGGTTGGTGCTGCCGTAGTTGTAGTTGTTGGTGCAGACGTAGTAGTTGTTGTAGGTCCTGCCGTTGTAGTTGTAGTAGTTGTTGGTGTTCCAAAATATTGTACTATTTCATTTGTACATTCACCTATACTTGTCAATTTAATACATACAGTATTATCAGGAATCGTTATAAGTACACTTGCACCAACAGAACTTAAAGTTACATTTCCGTATGAAGTATATGTAACACAATCTGAGGAATAAGATAAGGTATAGTTAGGACCTGCATTTGCTCCTTTCTCTGTTAGTGTAATTTTTTTCTGCATGCTTATTAAACTTTTATGGTAGTAAATCAAATAAACATCTCGGTCTATCGTTGTGTGTAGTTAATGTAAATGTTGATACCCACCCCGCTAATCCATTGTTAAACCTATCCATAAACGGCTCATTAGTTATTTCACCATCTATATCAAACGCTTGAACTGAGTATTGTGTATAAGAAAGTAAATCGTTTATGATTGCCAATGTATTTGCGTGTATATCTACTACATCATCTGTACCATAAAAAGGAACTTTCATTGCGTTAGTTCTCGGTTCAGATTCATTATTTCTATCTTTAATTTTATCTGCTACAATAAGTTGAACAGTATAATTAGTTGAACTATCACTAAAATCTGCACCTAATATCTGAACATTTCCTATTACATATTGTGGATATTCTTGCTGGTCTACCGAAAATATATCACCCTGTGCCACCACCTCTATTGAAGGATGGTTTTCCATTATTGTTCTAAAATAATCTAAAACATTGTAATAGAGTGTAAAGTTATTTGCCGAATTGTTTACTATAAAACTCATATGCTTTTATTATAATTGTATACCGCCGAAATATTGATTCGTTTGGTCAGGATATATCTGAGTTTGATTACCAACACTTTGTAAGTATTGAGGTATCTGAGTTGAATATGCAATAAGATAGTTTTGTAATCTTAATGCGTAGTAATCACCATTTTCTTGTGATTTCTGTAACAGATAATCTACTTCAACCTTAGTTGGTGCTACACCTTGCTCTGATTGTTGTTTAACTGCTCCATTACTTTTGAATTGTATTGAACTAAATGGTATATATTCTACACATGCATACCAAATTAGTGTATTCTTAATATGGTCATCTAATAGGTCTTGATAATATACTGATAAACTACCAACTGTATTTGCAGTGATTTGTGCCTGTAAATAATCAAATAACACAGTTCCTAATAAGTTCTTAAGGTATTTATCCTGTGCTGTACGAACATATGGTAATAATGCATCTGCATCAATACTACCCATTAATGGTGAGTTCTTAATAATATCATTTCTTGTTATAAAAAGTGCGTACGCCATATGTTAAGGTTTTAATATTTCATATTCTTTTGTGAAAAATGCTGAACTTGCATTTATAATTGTTGTTTCTTCACCAGGTCCATTTCCTCTACCATTTTGAGGTGTATAAGTTGGTTTATCTATATCAGTTGTAGTTTGATCTTCACTATCTTCTGTTGTAGCTGGATTTTCCATTTCTTTATTAGTTTCATCTGCTACTTCTTCAATAGTTTTATCTGTATCTTCTGCCTGCTCTGATAAGATTGCCAATGGAGTTAACTGGTCAAAGTATAATTCTAAATCATCGTAACCACCCTCTGTTAATGCTTTATCTAATGCGTTTAAGATAATGTTTTGGAAAGGTCCTACTGTCATTGTTTGTAAGATACTGAATGCAGTTTTCATTTCCTCTGATTGAGAACTAAAACCATTACCCTTATCTCTGATACCGAATAACAAAGGAGAAGTAATTCTATGCGATACTAAGATTCTATCTTGTGCGTATGTTGCAACGTAATCAAATTTCTCATGTAAGTTATCAATCTGAATTACATCAATAGTTGGTTTAGTAGAAGGGTCATCATTAAAAGATGTCATAAATCTACCTGCATTCTTAGTGCCTGTAAATTTAGCCTGAATTAAATCCTCAATAGTTTGTCTTTCTTCAGGTGCAGGTATACCGTTATTAAAGTTTACCATTACCGCTGGAAAGAAACCATTCTCAATATTGTTTAGATGTAAGTTACTTAATTCTGCTTCTACAAATGAATACTGCAATGAACTAACCCAATCAGGTAGTGAATAGTAATATAAACCAGGTGTATAGTTTTTGATGTATAGTATTTCCATCTTATCGTTAGAAGTACCAAATGCAGCTATTTTCTTTTTGTTTTTAACTGCTCTCATATCTAACCAATCTGTACAATAGTAATAGTTTTCTACTTTAGGATTAGTATATATCTTTTCTGCTCTTATATACTGAACAGGTACGTGATACATTTTGATTATCTTAGTATGTTCATCATTCCAATAAACTTGGTATGCTGCATTACCATATAGTTTCAAATCAAACGATACTCTTTTAGTTTCTTCCTGTGGAATTATTTTCTGTAAGATTGTATTATACTCTTCGTTTTTACTGTATAATCCTTTTCCATATACTAAATCTGCAATACCCTCTATACATGCCGCTGTTGTAGTAGATGTTGTATGTGCTAGTGTTAATGCTTGGAAGAAATCATCTTGTCCAAATACACCGAATGGAACCCATTGATGACGTGTTTTAGTATCTTCTATTATATTAGGTAAATCTTGTACTCCTAAATTAACTACTGAAAAGGTTTGATTAAATTTTTTGCTCATATTATAGTATTATGTATTCATTTGATGATACATTTGAAACATATCCATCATTTTGGTTTGTGTAAACTGATTTTAATTCATTTGTAATACTCTGTGATGCAAAGACCTGAATAGACCCATGCCATATAGAAGATGTATTATTAAGTATTATTGCTCTAAATTCTTGTCCTATATTTGGATTTGCTATACTTGCTGTAAAACTTAACATACTTTCATAACTGTTATAAGTTACTCCACTTAAACTTGCAGTAGTATTTACTTGAGTTGTCATATCCTGCAAAGACATTGTGAAATTTGAAGATGCACTTGGTTCAGTTCTTATTGTATATTCATTACTACCAGATATTATATAAGTAAGCATTAGCTATTAGTTTTCTTATCTTTAACACCACTTTATCTAATAATAATTACTAACTAAGCTTTCTATACTCAAAGTTACATTATTTTTTCCACATTTCCAAATTTATTTTGACATAATAATAGCTACCCCCTAATAGAGAGTAGCTATATAATATTTTTACAATGTGCTTACTAATTAAGCTGCACTTCCAGTTACAACAGTAGGAACGTTTCCAACTGATGCGAATGGATTTGTTGAAGTTGAACCAGAGATGAATTGTGCTGGTAATGGTTCCATACCTGTCAAAGTGATTGAATAACCGTAAAGGTCACCTAATCCTGCGCCAGTTTGAATTGTTCCACCAGTCAAATCTACACCTTCTGTTAAACCTGCAACCAATGCTTCACCATTAGTTGTCCAAATAATAGCAACCGGTCTTCCGTATGCCATAAGTTTTAACTGAGTAGTCATTTCAGGAGTTAATTTCTTTAAGTTCAAAGTTAATTCTTGACTAAAGAAAGTTGTTCCGTTATCTCTACTTGAGTTTACAGTTTCAGTATAAGCACTATTGCCTTTTAATTGGTAGTAGTAAACAGTTGAACCGCTAGGGAAAGATGTTACTTCACCATTTGCATTAATTGTAAATGTTGGTTGGTAAGAAGATGAAGGATAGTTCATAAAATAAACTCCCTGCAATCCACCTACTGACTCTTTACAAACTTCTTGTCTACCTGCTGATAAATTACAAGCCATAGTATTTCGTTTTTTTTTTGTTTAGTTAAAATAGTGGTGAGGTTTTTACACCCCACCTATCTATTAGTTATTTTTTAATCTAATTTATAGATTAGAATGCTCCGTAGTAAACTACATCACCATTGATACCTACAACTGTACCAGCTGTATATCTCATTATAATTCTGTAATTTTGAGAACCATCAATGTTACTCATATCCAATACTTTAACTTCATTGTAATCAGATAATAAACCTGTACCGAAGTGTAAGTTAGATTTTTGAGCTGCAACTACTTTAGATGCACTCATACCAGGACAAAGAACGATTTCAATACCGTTGAAGTTGAATGGTTTCTCACCAACGTTCATTTGGTTGTTCCAACCGTTTGCACCTACTGCACCACCAGCTAATGCTTGTTGGTAAGCTTTTGCTACGTTTGTAGGAACATACAATAATAAATCTTCTTTTCCGTAAACTGTATCAGGAATAGTATTTACTACTGAATCCAATACTGATAATACGTTAGCTGAAGTGATAGAACCAGAGATAACTGTTGATCCACTCTTTGCAGAGATTACACCAGTTGATGCTGCGATTGATGCAGATAATGCTGTTTCAAAACCACCGAATTGACCGTTAGTTGCGTTAACACCTTGCCAAATAGAGATTTCAGTTGCCTGAGCTACGATACCACCTACATAAGAAATTAAGTAATCGTTGAATGATGCTGGAATAGTATCAAACGCTGAGAAACCTAATTGTAATGCTTGCCAAGAATCTACGAACTCTTGCTTACATAATTGTAAGTTAACTTGTAACTCTTTTGGAGTTAATACTGCTTCAGATAATGCTACTGAGCCAGATGTTGTGAAATCGCAACTTGCATCATTTACGATGTTAGCTACTGCAATTCTTTGAATTACTTCTTTGAATTTCACATTTGGGTGTATCGTTACATACTTGTTATCTAAAGTTTTTGCTGATAACAAAGCCGCTGCGATATACTGACCTGCAAATTCACCAGCATATGTGTTCTGTGTGAATGTAGGTTGTTGAAAGTTTTGTACTTTTTTCATTTTTGAAAATATTTTTTGTTTATTAATTATTTATATAATTTAGATAAGAAAGATGCTTGCGCGTTTTCTACTTTCTTACCAAAGTTATTTCTGTTTGTTTGTGCAAATTTTGCAACTTCTTCAATTGGAGCACCATCTAATTTTGGTAACTCTTCTTCATCTACTTCTTCCATCATTGTGTTTGGAACTAATGAACTTACTTCCATACCTTCAGATGGGAATGCTGATGTAAATTTCTCCATCATATCTTGCATTCTTTTTTCCATCTCATCAATTCTATATCCTAATCTTATAATTGGATCTTCTGATGGTTCACCTGCTTCTACTGTGTTAGATTTATCCTCTTCAGTTGTGTTAGGTAATCCTTTTGCTTCCTTAGTTTCAGCTTCCATTTCAATATCTTTTTCTTCTTTAACGTCAGCTTCTTTATCAACTACTTCTTCTTTCATTTTTTCGTTTTCTAATTCAACGTTTTCTCTTTCAACGATGATACCATCTTTAGTCATAATTTTAATTAATACTTCGTTTCCTTCAGTATCTCTTAAACTAATTTCATGTTCACCGTCTGGTGCTGGAGATTTAGTTCCATCTTCTGATACCACTTCTACTTTCTCACCTACATCAAATGTTGGAGATTGTAAAATTGTTCCATCTGCTAATTTAGCATCTACGAAATCCATAACTTCGTTATCCATTGCTAACAAAGTCATAATTCTATTTAATACGCTTTTTGAGTTCATATCTTTTGTGTTTTAAGTCTTTAACACCACTTTTGTATGGTGTAGTTATTTTTTGGTTAATTTAATCGTTTTGTTATATCTGTTAGGTTATTGTATTCATCTGCTAAATCATCGTTCCTTAGTTTCAGTTCTTTATTCTGATATTCTAAGAACTTTATTACCGCCTGTAAATACTCAACTTCACTTTTAAGTTCTGTGTTTTCCTCTTCGGCTAACTCCAGCATTACTTCTAATATTGCTGTATTCTCATTCATATTATGATGCGTTTATAATCATATATCCTACTACATCTGCATCACCATTATGATTTGATGTTATAGTAAATGTGCCACTACCTTTTGAACTAACTGCAACATATCCGTTTGAATGGTTAAGAGTTTGTTTAGTTATTAATATAATAGAGTTTGCAGTTACATTTGAGTTTGATACTGTTACTGTACCTGGATTACCACCATCTAATGTTGCAATTCCTGTTTGTTTATTAGAACCTGATGGTAAGTATAATTGATTATTATTATTATTTGGTGCTATATAGATACTACTACTTACTATTTGAGTTTGTGTAAATGTATTACTTTCTAATGATGCAAATGTATTTTGTCCGTTTAAGTTTAATGAGCCTGTAATTGTAACACTACCTGTTGCAATAATTGCATTACTACTAGCTGCATTATTTCCATTTACTATTAATGCCGGCTTACCACCACCTACTGATTGAGAAACATACATTCCTTTATCAACATATACACTTCTATTATATGCAGTATCTGCTCTGAAATCCATTATCATTGCAGTTCCTAAATAATCTAAACCTACTTTGTTTGCACCACCACCACTTCCGGTAATAGTAGAACCACTCATTAAAGAGAAGTAAGTAGAACCACCGCCAGGTAAAGATAATGTTCCGTTTGTTTGTAATCCCCATTGGAATTCAGAACCCGTATATGCGTTTAATTGGTTTGCGGTTAAGTTTACGTTGAATGCGTATGGTTGTCCTTGATATTGATAAACTTGTAAACTATCCTTACCATATTGAGTTGCAAATACACCAGGTACACTTCCTGTTGATTGTTGATTGTATTGAATATTAGTTGTACCAAAACCTGTCAATAATATTTTAGATGCTGTTATTTCTCCATTTGAATCAATTGATAAATTAGAACCTGTTACTATTAAACTACCTGTTATAGTTTGATTACCATTAAATGAATTACTTCCGGTTGTTGCGAATGAACTTGTATTAACAGTTCCTACTGCAACACCATTTACTAACAAACTACCTGATATACTAACTACTGATGCACTATCAATTGATAATGCTGTTTTTCTATTTGATGTTGATGTACCGGTACCTACTGCAAATATTGTTTTACCACTATCTGCTAATCCTGCATTAATATCATTGTATCTACCAAAGAATGCACCACCTTGATTAGTTGTATCTGCTACTGATTGTGCTCCACTAACAATTAAGTTATAACCATATACTATTTCATTTCTTAATCCTGCTAAATCAGTTCCTACTGCATCTGCTTGAATTGTAATTGCACTACCACCTAATAAGTTTGCTACAATTGGTCTACTTACGTTTGTTGAAGGAGAACCTCCTGCATTAATTGTAATATTTTGTCCAGCAGTTAGGTTAGAAGCTAATGTTAATGAGTTATTACTACCTGTATGGAAGTAATTATTATTAACTGTTGTTCCACCTAATATAGTGTTTGTAGTTGTTAGTATTGATGAACTTGTATGATTTAATGTTAAACCACCTCCACCTACAATGTTATTATTAATTGTTGCAGCTACTGTTCCTGATGTTAACCCATTTTGATTAGATGAAATAGTACCATTACTGATATTATTTTGCATCTGAACCGTACCACTCTGATGAAGTAATTGAATTGTAGTTGAGAAATTATTATTAACAAAGAATGGTACTGCTATTGAAGAAGTAATAAAGTTCATTGATAATTGTCCAGTACCTATATTGGCCTGAACTGTTGGATTAAACAAAGATTGTGTATGTAATAGTGGTATAACTGTAAGATAGTTATTGTTACCATTTACATATCCTCTATCAAATGCTCTCGCTCCAGCTAATGTTTTTACAGGATTGTGAAGTATATTATTACTTCCTGATATGATAACTGAGCCTGTTTGTGTTGAAAGTAAAGCAGTTCCACCAAATATTAAGTTTGATTGTGTTACCGCGTTTGATGCACTTATGTTATATTGTACTGCTCCACTTGCAAAGTTTTGCGAAAATAATTCTATCAAAGATGATGTTGGATTACTTACAATTGCACCTAATATAGTTTGGTCTCCGGTAAATGTGTTTGAACCTGTTGTTGCAAAACTACCGGTATCAATACTTCCACCACCACCTGGTATAGTAATTGATGCTGTTCCTGCACTTAATGTTGCAGTTACGCCAGCACCTAAGAAATTAAATGATGTTGCATCTCCTAATATCGTTCCTTCCTCTTGTACTGATACATTTCCACCACCACTACCACTCACATTATTTATTCTATTACTTATACTTGCACTAAATGCTCCTAAACTTCCTGTCAATTCTTCAAAGTTTGCACTACCGCTAACACTTAATGATTGAGATACAAAGAAAGGCGTTAATGCTGTTATTTTACCATCTGTATAGTTTGCTTTGTTTTGAAAACCAAATACTGCTGGATAAGTATCTAATGCATCATTATTTATATAGATTGCTGGTCCTGTTGACCATCCACTAACACCACCACCAACTGCATCAACTAAAAAACCAATTTCATCGTTTGTTGCTATAACACTATTAAATATTGCTGCTGGATTTAATCCTGCACTATTAGTTCCATTATTAGTATTTACACTATTTCGTAAGATTGTAGTTTGACCTGATGAGCCTGATACAATTATTCTTGGTGCAGTTGTTCCGCCCGTTGCTGATGAAGAAACGAATATTTGTCCTACAACCGTTAAATCAGTTGTTGAACTTCCTGATATAGTTACACTACCTGTTATAGTTTGGTCACCAACAAATGAGTTACTACCTGTTGTTGCAAAACTTGCAGTATTGATTGAACTACCTGTGATTGCTAATATTCTACTATTCAATGAAGAACTGAATGGAATAAATTCTACACCTTGTATCCTTGTACCAGTTGATCCACTCAAAATTACATTTCCATTTTTAGCTGTTAAATTTACAAAATCAGACTCTAATCTTAATGTATTTGATGAAGATATATATGTTACTACTGGACCATACATAATACCATTACTGTCAAAATTATTATAGTTTTCAAATCTAAATGACCCGGTTGTAATAGGATTAAAGATTGTTAAATTACCATTTATAGTTTGATTACCTACAAATGTATTTGAACCTGTTGTTGCAAAAGTTGTATTCTTAAAATCTTGTGATGCAGTATATGCGTTAAAAGATGCAGTAGTTACTAAACTTCCTGTATCTACACTACTACCCGTTACTGAATTTATTCTACTACTAAACGATGCAGAATCTGCTTTGTATTGAGACCCACTAAACGTTTGTAATAAACCTACTGATGTTGATATTGCGTTAACAGATGATGTAGTTGCTAATCCATCTATTCTACTATCAAATGATGCACTATCAGTTGTGTAAGTATCTTGATTTACTGTATTAAGGATTACCGCATCGTTGTAATCTCTTAGGATTGCGGGAGTGATTGCTCCTGCGTTATTATTAGGGAAACTAGAATCATTTAATGCTTCTAATTGTGCTTTAGTTAAACCCATATTATCTATCTTTTATTTTATTAATATACTACTGTTCCAATATCAAAACCATCTGAGAAACCACTACTAAAACCACCTCTTGTCGCAAATTGTGCCGGTGCTTCTATCACACCTATACCTTGCTCCATCAATGCTCCGTTACAACAATCTCTACCATATCTATTCTCATTCAAACACAAACATCCCCTTCTATTGTTCTTAGGAGAGGATAGACCACGTGTTGGGCCAATGAATATGCCACTATTATTCTCTCTATTGACAGAATATCTAAGGTTACCGTTTCTACTATTGCTCCACCTGCCCATAATGGTTTTTTAGTCTTTAACACCCCTAATCCTAAATGTTGTGGTATTATTTGATGCCTTTAAGTGACTCTTTGTGTATTAAGGTTTCTAAAAAGCTTTTATCTGCTTTATAAGCTAAGAGTAGTAAACACTTCTCTAATGGTTGATTAATTATTTCATCTATAGCTCTGATATCACCGTTTGCAAGTTCAATAATGCTTGCGTATGATTTCCACTTTTTTCCAAAGTTTGCTTGATGTTGTGTAGGTACTCCTCCTGCATCACTATCGTAGAGTTCAGGGTATAATTGAGTAAGTCCGTTAACATACGAACAAAAAAAAACAGAGTACCAAAGTGTATATCCATGCTTACATTTAACCACTTAGTTTCATCTATCTTACCATCGTATGCTTTTATACTATACGAATCAAATAGTTTCTTTTCTACTGGTCTGTATAGTATACTCATTATCTTTCCCCAATTGTTATCTATTGCCAATGCATCGTATTTAGTTATATCACAGAATGCTCCGTATGTCATATTAGATAAGTTAGGTTCAAATCCATACTCTATACCATCTATTTGGATAAATCTTTGTAATTCGTATTGTGTATTACCCATAAAGGTTGCTAACGTTGAAACGACTTCATTATAAGATTCTTTTGATAATGATTTGATTTGTTCTAAGTTAATACCGCATAAGTGATGTAACATAAATGCTATACTCGCCTCTTCATCATCTTTATAATTTTCTAAATCACTTTGTAGGGCTAGATACTTACTTAATGTAATATCTTTCCAACTATCAGGTATGGTAATGTTAATCGTTTGTTTCATATGTATTGTTTGTAAATGTTTGTGATAAAAAATATATGTTCTGTTGTAACTTCTTAACCTTTGCTTCTTCGTTTAATAATTTTGCGTTCATTGCTATTATTCTTGCATTCAATTCTTCATTATGTGATAGAAGTTCTCTAGCCATTTCTAATAACTGAAGTATATCTCCCTCAGTAAATTCTTTTCCTTGTATTTCTATTGTATTCATATTAATATTTTATTTTTCCTATCGTTAATCTGTTTCATATTTGTGTGATTCGTTTTTTCTTTTATCTTCTATACTTATTAAATTTATATACTGCATTAAATTGTTATCCGCTAATATTCTATCCATTTGTTTACCTACGAATGCTCTTATCTCACTTCTATCTTTCAGAGGTTTGATTTGTTTATTTATATCTGCCCAAAACGGTTTTCTATTTTCAAATTTATAATCTTTATATAGTTGTATTCTGTTTATCATTGCTCCTATCTCTGCTCTTTTTTCTTTTTGTACTCTACTTCTCTCATCTAATTCATCTCGATAACATCCTTTGCATAATGCTCGTTTGAATTGTTTATTACTTAAATCTTCATTCCATTTTACACCACACACTCCACATTGTGTTGATACCTGTCTTAAACTTCTTGCCATAACTTATCTTATTGAAATACTATATTTACCTGCGTTTATCTTTTTTGCATTTAACATTTCCATTACACCATAACGAAGGGCATCTAATAAGTGATTGTTCGCATCTATTGGTATATTTGTAACACCACCATTACCATCATCAACCCATTCGTATGAATATAACTCTTCTATTAAGTTACTATTATTTTTCGGTATTACCAAATTATATTGCTTAACTAAATCTATTCCCCATTGTATACTATCCTTACCTTTCTTAACACCTTTTGCTAATGGAAACCCACCTCTACGGATTTCTTCAATAAGACGAGGTTCTGCACTATCTACAATTATAATATCTCTTTCACCAACATTACCTTTTAATAAATCTATTATCTGTTGTGTAATAAGACCTTTCTGATATATGTGTTCGTTTATAATTAATTTATTTCCTGCTTTCCATATACCAACTAATGCAGTAGGGTCACTTACATATCCTATATCCATTGCAAAACAAACAAACTCTGCTGTATCAAAATCAAACTCATCTACTATCTCAAATTCATATATCTGTTTCTCATTCACTGCAAACTGACCTAAACCATATGTCATCCAATATCTAGGGTTTGTATCTCTATACTTCTCAATGAATTGTACTTGTTCTGATGGTAGGTAAGGATTATCTCTGTATGTAGTAATAAATAATTCTGCATCATCTCTAACCGCTAATTCACTTATAATATAATGCTTTGGTGAGAATGATGGATTGAATGATAGGAGTATTTGACCTGTTGTTCTGATTGCTAACTGCATAAACTGTTCGTGAGATAATTCATTAGCTTCATCTACCCACAATATATCTCTTTTTAATCCTTTAAGTTTTTCTGCACTATCCGTTGAAAAGAATTCTATTTGTGAATCATTATCAAATGTAAATGTATGCTCAGTTGCCATATACTTATCTTCATCCCATAGACCTAACTCTTTCATTATATCTTTGAAATCTCTTAGTGCCGATGTTCGCAGTGCTGGAAAGGTTTTTCTTACAATAGAGATTAATTTCTTTTCCTCTAATGCTTTTACTATTAAGAACTGAATGATAGAATAACTTTTACCTGACCTAGCTGAACCTTGATGTAATTGTATCTTTGCTGTTGAGTTGTAACAATTCTGAAATGTTTTAGTTGTTGTTATCTTCAGTTCCATTGCCACTTTTTATTTCAATTGTAATCTTTTCTACTTTGTGTTTTAATTCACCACTAATATCTACTTTAGTCATCTTAGGCATTATATACTCAATAAGACCTTTAGATAACTCCATTGCTTTCTTTGGGTCCTCTTTTCGTATCTTAGCTAAATCCTCTAAATAATTGTCTAATGTAATTGAGACAATCTTATTTATAGTTTCTTTTAACTCAGTTGTCGTCTTATTAGGCACTCCCTTAGGTCTGCCTGTTGCTATTTTATTTCCTTTTTGAAACTTTGCCATAGTTATTTTTCGTTTATTTTACGATATATTCATATATACTTAACCTAGCTTTTTTATTTTGTAGTTGAACCGCTCTCTAACATTCTCTGTTGGAACTCTTCAAAATCTTTTTGTAATTTCTCTAATTCTTCTTTGGTGAACATAGTTTTGAATATTTCAGATACTTCTTTGATTTGTTCGTTTAGTTTTTCTTCGTTTGTCATTTTTAATTTATTTGAATGGGTTATCTATTACACCTTGCATATGTTTGCGTATTTTCTTTATTGCTAAGAACGTAGTACTTTTACTTATGCCTATCTTTTGTGCTACTTCATTAAGAGTATCCTCCGACATCCAATACATTTCATACAATCTTGCTTGCGGCCATAGTTTAGTTACTTGCAGTGATTGTAGTTCTTGCTTTACATTATCATATGCCTTCATTACTGCTGTATCTTTTTCTTCATCATATATTTCATCGGATTTATCCATAATACTGATATCTCCTATATGAACATATCTACCAACTTTCTCTGCTCTATTGTACCACCTATGTTTTAAGAACTTCTGACAATAGATTAAGTTATATGATTTACCCCACCATAACTTTTCTCTACATTCTTTTGCTAAGTAAACATAGAGGTCGGCTACAAGTTCTTCCGATTCTATCATTGATTTACATATGTTATAACTTGCTTTGAGTAACCATGTATGTGATTCTCTGTATAGAGTATCTAGTCTCTTATTACATTGTTCTTGCATACTACTTGTTGCTTCATTAAGCATTATAGTTATCCTTATTCTCGTTAATATAAGTTCTTATTGTATCTACCGCTTTTTTCCACAATCCTGCTGCCGATGAACAGGTACAAGGTTGGTTTTCTGTTGTTTTTGCTATCTTTTGGTAGTTACTCCAAATATAACCAATCTTATCATCTGGTAAATAGTTGCCAATACCCTCTAGCGTTCCCTTTAAGGATATGAATTCATCTTGTGTATATAAGTTGTTATCTGCCATATTGCTTCTATTTTTGAGGTGTATCTAATTTATCTAAAGGTATAAAGGGTGCCTTCTTTGGTTGAGGTTGTAAATCAATTGGATTATCTAAATTTAAGAAAGGTTTCAATTCTTCTATTAACGGATGTTCTGCCGGGAATGTTATGCCTAATGCTGATATGATTAGTACTAAATCATTTACCGAAGTTAATTTTCTGAAATCTACTAAATACGCTTTACCTTGTTGAATTTCTTTTTGAGTTCCCTCTAATGTGCTTTTAAGTTCTACTGCCATCTTTTGTGTTTTTTGTTTTTGTAAATAATGTTATTATTGTGAGTATTGTTCCTAATATTGCTATTACCATAATTTTATTCTATTACATTTACCATCGTAATCTGGGTTTGTTAATCTATTCAACCATTGTTTTCTTTCACAACAACCGCAAGAATCAGAATTGAAGAATCTCTTAGCAATCCATAATGCTAAGAGTTCTCCCTTTCCGAAAGTAAGCAGATTGATTATGAATTCCACTAAGGTTCCAATCTGAATTTTACTTAATATCTTTCTCATTATTTGTAATTTATATTTAATTCAGGTTGATTTTTTTTAACCCATTCCCTTTCTATACTCAATAATTCGGTTTTAGTGATATTACCTAAATTTTTAATTAAGTTTATTGTATGATTTTCAAAACCATAGTTAACAAACGAATTCATTAATAATCTAGGTCCTGGCTTTCCATTCTTTATAAACCATTTGTAGCGAGAAACTCTTTTGTTTATAGTTGCTTTTGTACTTCCATAGTATCTTTGACCTATTGGATTTACAATTTCATAAAGTTTAGCATCTTTATTTGCGTATTGATATCCATTATTGCAATCTCTACACCAATATTGGTATCCATCTTTTGATTTGTTGTTACGACTGAATTTATCTATTGATTTCGTTTCACAACATTTTCTACATTCTTTTTCTTTCATTTTTGTCATTTTTGTTTGTTTATATAATATAAATATCATATTCTCTAAGAT